GCTTCCCCAGGTCGGCGAGTGCCACGGCGCCATCGCCCGCATGGGCCACCACCGTAGCCTTGGGCGAAACGAACGGAGGAGTTGGAATGAGATAACCCGTTGCCATTTCTGTTTCCTCCTACGCGCCGGTCGATTTGTACAGGCTGCGGAAGTCCACAGCCTTGGCGGCAAAGTCATTGAATGCGTAAAGCTGAATGCCCAGGATTCCGCTTTCGTTTTCCTTCCGCACAATCTGCGGCCCGGATGCGCCCTCGAGGTGACAGTACTCCACGCCAGGAGCCACCGTCGGATCTGCCGCGCCGTACCAGATAACCGCGCTCGACGCATCGAGCTCGCCATCGGGAACTACCGTGAGGCGGCCAGCAAACCAATTCTGCGAAGCTGCCGCGAGAGACGGCCCGGTCGTGATCTGACTGTTTGCCGCCGTCGCTGCCTTTGCCGCCGGCACGATGAGAAACTTCGGCATCAGATTCAGGATGGTCGCACCGTCGAGGCCCTTCTGAATTGCAAACGAAGTGAACATCGAGTCGAGCCCGGCGTTGGCAATAACGCCGGAGCCAAGATTCGCATGCGTCGCGTGGAATAGCGCCACGCCGTCGGACATATTCGCGTTCGCCGTTAGGACCGCGTACACGGTCTTGTTTTCGTCCCGCGCGGCCTGAAGACCGAACGCGCCAATCAGATCGTTGAACGCGCCCATGTCATCGTTAATGAGCATCTGGCGAGTGAACGATACGCCGCGCCCGCGCGTTACCAGCGCGTACTGTTCGCGGGATTCGCTCATCGTCCCGATGGTGATCTGCGCACCCTCGGCAACGGTCAGGAACGAAGGAGTTTCGCTCAGCCGCGCGCGCGACATCGTTTTGAAGTCCGGCGTGGTCGACGGCTTCGCCCAGATTCGATACGTCGGAGTGGCCGCGCCGTAGCTGGCAAGCAACATCTTGCGCGCGGAATTTTCCAGGATGAACGGGAAGTCGGCCGTGTTCTGCATCGACAGGTTGGCGATCTCATTCACCGTCATGCCGCGCGTGTTGGTGCCGGAGACTTGCAAGATTTCCTCGGCCATCCGGGAAACGCGCATCCCGCGAAATTGGTTCTGCGGGTCCACCTTGTACTGATCCGGAATCACCTTGTTGAGGATGACGGACTCGGCGAGTTCGCGCCGCGTCTGAACCTCATCACGCAGTACGGTTGCCGTCCGCGTCTGCGGGCTTTGCTCCTGCACTGTCGCCAATTGCGCCAGCATGGCCCGGCCCGCTTCGTCGGCGGAAGCGCCGGTCGAGATGAGCTGATCAACGAATGCTTCTCCAAGCTGTGCGACGAAAGGCTTTGCGCGCGCGCGAATGTCCACAACACGGTTGCGCTCTGCAAGCATTGCCTGCGTTGCGGCATCCGTGCGAGCCTTGTCGATGTCAACGACTACCGGACGGGTAGCGTCGTCGAGGATCGCGCCCGCCTGTGTTCCCTTTTCCATGAGTGTTACTCCTTTTTCTTCGATCTCAACAACGACCGTATCCTGTTGTTCCGACATTTGAATCTTAGCGCCTTTGTCGGCGCCGATGGGGACCACGGATATTTCGTATGGCTCCCAATCGACCGCGAGGAAGGTGTTTTTCTTATCTTCCTCGGACGGCGTTACCTCTTTCATCCGGTGGATAATCGCGCCCATTGACACATTCTTCAGCACGCGCTGAGAGATTTTATTCCAGATCGCATCGGCGCGCGGGTCGCCCTTGGCAAACCGGATCGTAGCCACACCTTGTGAATCAGAGAGTGAGGCGGATTCCACAACGCCAAGCACGGCATCGTTTCCGTAAGAGTTGTGCGCATCGAGGACTGGAGCCGCCCCGCCCTTCAGCGTCTCCAGGCGGATACTGGACTTCTTCATCTCGAATGAGAGATTGTAAGCGCCGCGCTCCCAGGAAAACATCGGCACGGTTGCGCCGGAATAAAACACAACGTCAACGGTGCGGTCCTCTTCGTTGATAGTGTTCGCCGCGAGCTTCGCCCTAAGCTGCGGCTTTGGAATTGTTAGTTGCATCGCCCTCACCCTCGCCCTGTTCTGATTCTAAGTCATGCCGCGGGTCACAATCCAATACTATACCAGCGGAGTCAAAGTCCGCATTGGACTGTTCGATCTCCTCAATCTGCCGCCGCGGGTCATAGCCGCGTTCCGCAACCGCTTGCGGCCAGGTCTTCGTGCCCATCCGGATCTCGGCAAGCGTTGCCTGCGCGTCCTTGTACGGGTCCACCGACGGGTACGGCGGAAACATCCACTCGACGGAATTATCTTGCGATACCACACCCGCCGCCGCCGCCGTTTCGATCACACGCCGGTAGACTGGTTGCAGAAACATCGGCACCATCGTAAGCCAACGGAAGGCGTCAAGACCGGTTCGCTGGACGCTCTGCCCGGCGCGGAAGGCCGAGTAGTTGATCTCCGCTAAGTTGCCTGACATCTGCCAGCGCATCATCCCTGTGCCTGCTGCAATCTTGCCCTGGTTGCAGGCGAGATAGTCGGCATAGCCGCCCTGCCCCTTCGGCTCGTTGAAGCGGATCTCCTCGCCGGGCCGGACGTACTTCACCATGCCAGGCTCGAACGCCTCGATGCGTTTGCCGTCCGAATAGTCCACCTGTCCGGCCGATGGGCCGTCGATACCGTCAGGCTGAATAATGAATGCCGCGAGGCAGGCTTCAATCTTCTTGCGTACTATCTCTGCGTCCTCGAAATCGTCGAGGTTGCGCAGTGTTGTTATCACGGCGCGGAGCCACGGTTCGCCCCGGACCTGCCCGGGGCGTCCCATCGCCTTGTTGTAGATGTGGAGAATTTCGCTAGCATGAACGCGCGCGCTCTGATAGCCGCGAGTCAACACCCATGGTCTATTTTCCAGGATGTCTCCGGGATGCGTTTGAAAGAGCCAATAGGCAATACGGCGCCCGAGCGCGTCAAACTCGACGCCCTGCAAAATGTAGCCATTCGTGAGCTGCTCCGTTTTGTTGTGGTCAAGGTGATCGCCTTCCATCACCTGAAGCTGAAGCGGAATTTCCATCTCTCCTGGCCGGCGGTTCCTGAGCCGCACTATAGCTTCGCCACTCAGTAGCACAGTGCGGGCCACCAGGTTCTGAATCCCAAAGAAGTCAAGCTGCCCATCCGCGTCGCATACTTCCATCCAGCGCTCGAAGGCCGCGCTAACAGCATCGCTTGAATGTTTCGGCGTCGCGCCGGTACCGATCGCCAGGCCGCAGAGGTCCGCTATCGCCCGGAGCGCATAGGGATTGTTGCGCTCGAGATCTCGTGATCGTTCGCGTAGCCGCGCGAGAGATGGTCCCAATTCCGCATTCGCGCTTGCTCCGGTAGTTGTCCACCCCTCGGAGAATCGGCCCTGCTTGGCTCCATCATAGGCGAGTGAAACCTCGAGTGCCCGGCGATACCGGGCGCGCTGCAATGCGCGCTTAGGAGACACCACCGCAATGGCTTTCTCGATCAGGTTCATCGCTTAACATACCCGTAGTTGGTTCCGCTAGCTGTTTGCGAACCGCCGCCAGCTGCAGCGATTTGCGAATTAAGGAATGCAAGAGCCTTCAGCATTTCCTCCGTCGAGCGGTAGTCCACCCGGCGCCCCTCAAAAGATATCGACGCTTCCCCGCTGCCGAGCGCCTCAATCAGTGCGTCGCGTTTCGCCTCAAGTGTTGCGAGTGGGACTGCCATCTGTTTTCTTTTTGAGTATACACGTGGCCGCGCCAGTTGGCGAAGGCACGATGGAAACCAGGCGCCAGCCTGCGGCGGTCGCCCGGTCGAGCATGTCCGCTATTTCTTCGACGCCAAGAGTCTCCACCCTATGTTTGGGTTCCGTTTCCGTTAGGTCCTTGACTATCATCCGAACCACTTCCTTTCGGGTATCCACGGGCGCGCCGGTTGATGATGTACTTCCGCCTGTTTGGCCGGCGCCGACGCCTCTTGCTTTACTTTATCCCGTTTGACGCGCGCGCGGAGCATCTCCCAATGCCGCGGCTGAAATCGGTGGACGCCGTATTCCCACGCGGCGGCCATCGCATAAACGCGACAATCGAGTGCTTCATTGCGCGGCCTGAGGGAAATAAACTCCGTTCTTGACCGCCCATGCTTTCGATGCGTGACGAGTTGTTCGGCGCAGAGCTGGCGGAAGTATTCATCTCCGTATTGCTCGCCAACGGGGAAGTGGCAGTAGCCCTGCGGATAGAACATCCCTGCTTCGATCTCCTCGTGCGTCGGCTTGCGTTTACGCAGGTCCGCGTAGAATGCGGACTTGAAAAAGTCCACATTGATCGATCTGAGAATCGCGCCGTGCTTCGTCACGCGGTGAGACTTCATTGACTCGACCGCGCGCGGCGGTCCTACCGGCTGATCGCTCCTGCGGTCCCCCTTGATAGCCCACACGCGACCGCGCGGCTGACTCCGCACCCACTCGTAGACTTCGCGCGTTGTCGTGCCATCGCCTGAATCGACGAACAATCGCTCGATAAGAAGTTCCCCACCGAGCGCGTGCACGAATGATTCCGAGAGGAGCGTTTCCAGGCGGCGCCAGACCTCCGGTGCGGCAGGGTCCCCGTGGAACACGCGATAGTCCACAGACCATGTTTCCCGATTCTCACCAGTCGCCAGGATCTCAACCTCAAGCCGCCCACCGTCCGCGCGCTGCACGTCGACACCTGCCGTCAGCACAAGCCCACCCTCCGGGATTACGCCCGTCTCGTAGTATTCGCGCCGCTCTACCAGGCGTTCCCATTCGACCGTCTCACCTGGCTCCGTCCAGTTCTCGGCAAGCGAAGTATTTACAAAAGTTTTCAGATCCTCGGAGCTGTCCTTCTTCACGAGGTAATCCATAACGATCTCCCATAGTTGTTTCCAGGGGCTGTACAATTCCGAAATCCAGAATCCTGCAATACCGTTGAACGGAGCCTGTGCGCGCCACTCCCCGGCTTCGAGCGCCTGCCAGCGTTCGTAGTCGCCCCATGCCGCGTCGCACCCTTCGCAGTGATAGCGCGCCGAGTGTGCCTTTGCCTCTTTCGTGTCGAGCGAATTGTCCCATCGGACCTGTGAGCGGAACTTCTGCATGAGGGACTGCATGAGCCCGCACTTAGGACATGGGATGAAGTACTCGCGCTGATCTGACTCCTGGTATGCAAGGTCGATAGAGGAATTCTCAACCGTTGGCGAGCAGCAGCGAATGACTTTCTTTCGGTGGCGAAACGTCGCCGTCCGCTTCATCGCCAGTGAGAACGGCTTGCCCTCGCTGCCAGCGCTCGCGACCCATTTATCCTCCTCATCGCAGGAGAGGTAGCGAATCGCCCGGCGCGCCAGGTTGCCCGGGGAGCCCGCTGATGTGATCGCCAATAGCCCGCCCTTGAACCATTTCTCCTCGATCGTGTTGTCTGACTTCTTCGCCTTCGAGTCGGCCACCTTGCCCACCAGGCAGGGGACGTCGCGCAGCATGGGCGCGATACGCTCTTTGGAAAATGCCTTCGCGTCGGACTCCCGCGGCTGGATGATAAGAATCGGCCCGGGGTCAACGGCGATAGCGTGCGCCGCGGATATCTGGATCACGGATGTTTTTAACAGCTGCGTGCATGACTTCACCACCACTTGCCAGATGTGCGGGTCGCCGGTGGCGTCAAGTGGCTCGCGCTGGAACGGTAGCGTAGTCCAGCGTCCGGACTCCGCGGCGTACTCCGGCGAGAGGAAGAAATTGGCATCGGCCCAATCCGATACGGAGATGACAGGCGGCGGCGCACACAATTTCGCCGCGATCATAATCAGCTTTTGTTCCGGCGTCATTCCGCCGCCGGGGTGTATCCGCTCAGTTCCATCAGCGCATCCCGTATTTCGCGGTCCATGAGCACGTGGCAGTCCGTTGCATTTGTCATCCCGGCTACGCGCGGCGCCAGTTTCGCCGGCAAAAGGAGCAGGCGATTCTTGCACGCGGCAATGAACCGCTCCCATTCTCGGAGCACTTCCGAGGCGCGGACAAGTTCACCCTCGCGCTCCGCAAGATCCATCTTCGAAGCCCTGAGTTTGACGGCATGAAGCGCGGTTCGGATCTTGTAGAATCCCGCATCTGCTGACGGCATGCCTATTGCCTGCGGCACTCCCTCCGGCTCGGCTTGCGGGGTCTTGATCTTGCCGGGCTGCCCTGGATCTTTCGATGCGCCGAAGGCCGCACGGACGGCATCGAGGTCAAAGGATTTGTCTGCGTTGCGCGGTATGCGTCCCTCTTGCCAGAGCGTGAGCAGGCGCACGTGTGAAATGCCTAGTTGTTTAGCGGCCGCGCGGAGCCCGAGAGTCATTGTTTCCTCGCGGCTTCTACGCTAGAGAAAGTCTCGCCGTCTTCGTTGTGGGCATCGCGCCCCGTGAATGTCTGCCAGCGCCGGACGATCACGTCGCAGTACTTCGGTTCCAACTCAATCACTCGTGCCTGCCGCCCCGTCTTCTGGCACGCGATCAATGTCGTCCCGGACCCGCCGAAAGGATCGAGGATCGTATCGCGCCCCTTGCTGCTGTTGCGGATCGCGCGCTCCACCAGTTCGACCGGCTTCATCGTCGGGTGCAGGTCGTTCGAAACCGGCTTCTTCACGAACCAGACATCGCCCTGGTCGCGGGCGCCACACCAGAAGTGATGCGTGCCTTCCTTCCAGCCGTACAGGATTGGCTCGTACTGGCGCTGGTAATCCGACCGACCCATGGTGAAGGTGTTCTTCGCCCAGATCACGAACGTGGACCAATGTCCGCCCGCCTCGGTGAACGCGTGGTACAACGTGTGCAGCGCCGAAGACGACATGCAAATGTAGATGGCGCCCTTGGTGACGGCGAGCATATTGGCACAGGCGTCGCGAAGGAACGGTCCGAACTCTTTGCCCAGATTGT